TGGAACAGCCATTCGTCGGGCTCGTCGCTGGCCGGCTTGCCCGGCACTTCGATCGCGTTGGCGTAGGCGACGAGGGATGCGCGGGCACGGCGGCGGCGCAGCAGTTCAGCCGCGGCCTGTGACGGCGATATGAGCGAGCTCGTCATCGGTCACGTCATGCACGCGCCGGACGTCGATCGGCCCGTTCGGGCCCCTGTGGACGATCGTGGTCGCCGCCTCGAACCCGTGCATCTTGTTCAACTCGGCCACCGCGCGCACTCGGTCAGCGTCCTTTTCGGCCTTCATCGCCACCTGGGCGAGAACAAGCACCGACTGCTCACGCGTCCACAGTGCCCTTTCGGCGATCGCGGCCTTCAACGAGGCGATTCTTGCGGCGATCTTGGGATCGGCGACCATGCGGCTGGCCTGCGGGTGCAACGCGTCCGGCGACCACTTGAGGGACTTGGGATAGGCGTGTCGGTACGCGTCCGCCTGGCTCATCCCGTCGGCGATGGCTTGGGCAAACGCCTCTTGCTGTGCAGTCAGCGCCCTCACAGCGTCACCCTCGCCCGGTAGCAGTTGACGACGTGGCGCTTGCGCCCGGAGCCGTCGATCGCGTACTCCACCGACTTGCGGTAGGCGACGATGATCTGGCGATCGCGGCGCATCTGCGTGAGCAGCACCCAGACCAGCTCGATCGGAACTCCGGTGCGCTCGGCCAGCTCGCGGGCCGACAGGCTGCGTTTGGACAGCCACCAGAGCAGCAGTTCGCGGCGCGGTGCCGGGCGCATCATCGGCCGCGGCGCGTCGGTGCGCTCGCGGTCGGCGAGGATGGCTGCGATCCCGTTCATTGCAGGCTCGCGTACCAGCCGACAACAGCGTTCATGAGCGCATCCCCGGCGGCCTGTTCTGACTCGAACGGCCCGGCGGCGTGAACCGTGCCGTCAGCGCGCTCCCAGCCGTAGCACCAGCCGTCGTCGGAGAGCCGGATGCAGCCCCGGCCGGCGGGGCGGCCTTCGAGCTCGAGGTCGAAGGGTTTGCGGGTCACATCCATGCCGCCTCCGCTTCACGTGGAACAAGCGCCAGCTCGTCCTGCTGCGGGTCGATCACGCGCGCCTCCCCCATCCGTAGTGAGCGAGCATCACGGCCTCGGCGCGGTTGTGATCCTTGACCCGCGTCCACAGCCCGGCGTGACCGGGAAACACGAGGGACGCCTTGGCACGCGAGTCGGCCTTGTCGCGGCCGAGGCCGGCGGCGCGCTTCCAGACAGCCGGCGCGACGAACTCGACCGGACAGCCCAGGGCAAGCAGGACGCCTTCGCAGGCACCGGCCGTGTGCCCCAGGCTGAACACGGACGCGACGCCTTGAGCCGGCATGGCGCCGACTCGCTCGAGCACGGCGAGTTCGCTGTCCGGACCGAGCTGGGCCCGCCACTCGCGGACGATCGCCGCCAGCCCGGCGGAGTCGATCCGGCGCTTCACGGTCCCGCCGCCTTCCTGGCGCACTGGCAGGTCGCGGACGTCGTGCAGCCGGCCGTTGACGATCGCGGCGATCGCGCCGGTGACGCCGGGGTCGAGACCGTAGATCAGCATGAAAGCGCTCCGACGTGGGAACGAAGTCGGTTGACGTGGAACCATGCGTCGTGGATGCGAGCACCGGTCGACGCATCGACCGTTGCGATGATCCACTCGCCCCACGGGTACTCTGCTCGCAGGTACTCGCAAACACCCTCAGCATCTTCGCGGCGCAAATAGAACCCATCCATCGCTGCCGACTTCATTTCCAGAATCAGGAACCTGGTGTCGCTGTTGTTCATCGTTTCGCCGTCCGCGTCGAGGTGGGGGCGCAGTGGTGGGGTGGGGATCTGGAATCCCCCGTTTCGGCCGTCCCCGCCGCCACCCCCCCACCACCCCCACACCCCCCTGAAGTGGTGGGGTGGGGGTAGTTGGGTGGAAAAGCGGCCTGGTGGGAGGTGGGGGCCAAAGTGGTGGAAAGGTGGGGCATGGGTGGGGGTCTCAGTCCAGTTTCGCGGCCGGCCCGAGTCGATAGCAGGGCACGTCGCGGCCCTTTTTTACGTCGCGGACCTTGACGAGCTCGAGTACCTGGCACGACGCCCACTCAGTCACGATGCGCCTGGCTTGCGCTCGTGAGGACTCGTCGGAGCGATCCCAGCCGAGCCGATCGCAGATCAGGGCGCCGATCCATGCGACGGACTGGGAGCTGTCGCGCAGGCAGGCGAGCGGGTCGGAAACGGCGCCGATTGCGGCCCAGATTCGCCGGCAGTCGTCGAGCGAGACGCCATCGAACGGCGACGGCGTGTCCCACGGCGTCGGCACTCCGATGCGGTCCTCGTCGCGGTCTGGGCGGGCGTTGCCGAGCCCGACGTCCCTGAGGAAGTACCAGTCGCGCGTAGCCATAGGTGGCGCGAGGTTCGGCTTTCCGCTGTGATTCGCCCAGACGTAGAAGCGGCGCTTTTCGATCGGCACGCCGAAGTCGGCGGCCTCCTTCTCCGACATGGGCGTGAGCGTGCGCACGGCCCGGCAGGCGTCCTTGATGGCCGAGGCCCCGCGGCCGTCCTCGACGCTCACCTCGTCGCCGTCTGAGCCCTTCCTGACGTGGTGGATGACATGGACGCCGCAGTCGCCCTCCTCTGCGACGCGGCGCAGTTGGGCGATGACCCGGTTCATCTCCGGGTTGCTGTTCTCGCTGACCGCGTGCAGCCCGACCAGCGGGTCGACAAGCAGCAGGTCGATTCCGCGTTCGGAGATCTGCGCCAGGATGGCGTCAACGACGGCTCGGCGCACGATGACGCCCTCGCGCGAGGTCTCGGCGACCAGGTAGCGTCCTTCGCGGTCGGTGTCGACGAACAAGCGCCCGCCGAGTTCGTCGTCGGTGATGCCGTAGTGGAGGCAGATGGCGGCGAGTCGGCGCTCGATCTCCTCCATGTCGTCCTCGACGTTGATGTACCAGACGCGCAAAGGGCCGCGTTTCAGTGGCTTGCGGGTGTCGAGGTTGAACCCGCACGCCATCGTCACGAGGTCGTACAGGTTGATCTGGGTCTTGGCCGCGGCGCCAGGGGCAAAGGTTCCGGTGACGTAGCGCCGGATGAAGATACGCTTGTACAGCCAGTCGCGCGGCTCGATCGTGGCGGGGTCGCGCAGCTTGAACGGGCGGGCGTCGATCGGCCTGGATGGCTCCGGAGCTGGTTGCGCCGCTTTGGCCGCTGGCGCTGCGCCGCGGGCCCGCGGGTTCTGCCATCCGCGGGCAGCTGCGCGAGCGAAGATCGACTCGTAGTTGATGCTGGTCGGCTTGAAGCTGTGCCACTTCTGCCTGATCTGCTGGAAGTTGTACCCCGGATACGGCCGGCTCCATTCGTCCCAGAGCCAGAAGCCGTTGTCGCCCAGCGGCTTGAGCGCGTGGCCGATGTCGATCCAGCTCTGGTAGTTCGAGCAGTCGAGCCAGGCGAGCGCAGCGCGCAGGTCGTCCAGTGTCTCGGGGGGCGCGAAGCGTTCGCCGATCGGCGCGCTGGCCGCGGCGCGCGGCGATCCGGTGACGATCTCGAGCAGCCAGTTCGGGGCGGGCGCCAGGCTGGGTGCTTCGCCGGCCAGGACGTCCCAGTCGTCGAATGCGTAGGTGCCGTCGATCCGAGATGGCTCGACGATGATGTAGCCGCCGGAGCCGCGCACGTCCACGCCGGGGCCGACCTTCTCCTTCGAGCACTGCACCGACGCATCGCCGGCAAAGAAGTAGTGCCGTCCGCCGGACTGGCTGCGCGCCGTCTGCGTGTCGGGCAGCAGGCCGTGCTCGCGCTCGAGTGCCTCGACGGTGAGGTGGCCGTTCTTGTCGCTCCTGAAGTCGATGTCGAGCACCCAGCACTGCGCGCCGGTGGCCACGCCGATGTTGGCCATCGGCCACTTGCCCCACCAGGCGCGGATCGACTCGGGGTCGGTTGCGGCGTCCTGAAAGCCACGAGCCGTCAGCGGGTGCTTCCCGACGCGCTCGCAAGCGCCAGAGTGGCACGAGCAGCGGTTCGTGATCTCGCCGGTTTCCTTGTCGACGGACTGGTCGACCCAGTGAACCGGGAACACGGGCCAGCCGAGTGCGGCGTAGGCCAGCGCGTATTCGAGCATCGGACGCGACTGGCCGATCGGGACGACGGCGGCCATTACCGCTGCCATTCCACCCGGTCCTGCGCGTACCGCGACTGCCGATCGTCCAGTTCCCGCAAGTGCCTAGCCTGCACCCATCTTTCGCGGTGATCGCTGAACCGCACGCGCACGGCGGTTCCGTTCCTCTTGACGATCTCGACCTGCTGGCCGGCTCGGCGGCCGCCTGTGAGTTCGTGGGTCATGCGGCACCCCCTGCGAGCAGCCTGCGCACCATCTCGACCTGCGCTGACGAGAGTTCGACCGCGGCGCGATCGCCGGCCGTTGTGCGCACGTTCATCATCGCCATCGTGCCGTCGGACCAGAGCGCCGCGGCAAATCGGTTGGCGCGATCGACAGGCGCCCATCCGTCGCCAAGCTGAAAGCCGGCGCGGCCGTCCACCGTGGTCTTGACAATCGCGCCGTGGCGCATGGGAATGCGCAGATCGGCGTGGATGCCGGCGTAGTCACGGCCGATGGCGTTGCAGAGGTCAGCGACCGTCAGCGGCCCGCCCGCGAGCGCCTGCATGCATCGGTCAGCGATGGTGCCGGGGCGGGGGGTGTAGGTCATGCAGCGCTCCTGAGCAGCCCGGCGCGCTCCATGCGCTTGGCGAGCGCCTCGAATCCGCGCTGCGCGTTGATGAACTCGCGTTGAAGTTTCGCCCGTTCGTCTTCTGGCTCGACCGGCTGCGGGTCGGTGTAGCCTGTCTCCCGAGCGAGGAACAACATCAGCGAGTGGCAGCCGGCTTCCCGGCCACGCTTGGCGATGTACAGCAGGTCGAGCAGGTCGAACTTTTCCCGGCGCTCCGGATTGAGGCAGGCGTCGAAACGGTTGTGCGCCTCCCTGACCGGCAGGGACGGCCACATGGCGACGGCGAAGGCTTTGCGGCCACCGCATGCCCGCGCCACCTCTGCGATAGCTTCCTCGATTGACTCCACGAACAGGCTCGGCGTGTCCATAGGCGTCCGGAAGTTAGGTGCGCGTAGGGACTGCTGGCGCGTGGAAGATGGCGGCCATGGGAATCACGGGATCAGGCGGCCGCTTTCGCGGGCTCGGTGGCAGGCACGGCCGGCGCACCGTCGGCGCCGATCAGCTCGGGCCAGATGCGATGCCAGTCGTCGGGGCGCAAGTCCCATCGCGGGATGCCGGCCTTCCCTTCGATCTCGGCCCCCAGCTGAATCAGTCGATCCGATGGGATGCCCTTGCTGCGCCACTCGTGGACGCTGGGCGGCTTGATGCCGAGCAGCCGTGCGACCGTAGTCGTGCCACCCAGCTTGTCGATCAATTCTGCGTGGTTCATGACGACATGGTAGGTGTGCCTAATCTTCATGTCAAGGACTGCCTAATGCGAGTGCGATTAGGATTTCCTAATGTCCACTCTGAAAGATCGGGTTACTCGCGCGTTTGAGCGGCGGCGCGCGATCGCCGCGCCCGGCGAGCGCGTGACGCAAGCTGCGCTGGCCCGTGCCGCGGGCGTCAAGCCGCCTTCGGTTGCCGACTGGTTCAACGGAAAGACCCATAGCTTGAAGGGCGAGGTGCTACTTGGGGCTGCGGCGTATCTGAAGGTGCGGCCGGAATGGCTGGGCTCCGGGAAGGGGCCGATGGAGATTGAAGGCCGCGGCCAGGTCGTCCAGTCGCTTCCGCAGCGCAAATCCGAGAGGCCGTGGCCCTTCCCGCGCGTTGATCGCGACCTGATCGACGATCTCGACCGCGATGCCTTGCATGACATCCAAACCTACATGCTGGGGGTGCTGTCAGGCCGCCCTAAAAGCCCCGGCGTCAAGCGGCGGGCGTCTCGCTAGAATCATCCCGTTTCGTCGGGGCTGCGGGCTGCCAATGTGCACGCTCTGCCGTTTCGATGGGCCTGGTTAAGGAAGGAGGCAACGATGCGTCTCGAGCCGCTGATCCTCGTCGCCATGATGGCCGGATGCGCCGCCTCTCAGCCCGCGCCACGCGGCTACTGGGATAAGCCGGGCGCGACGCGCGAGATGTACGAAACCGACCTTGCCGCGTGCGAGCTGGTCGAGATGTCGATGCCCCAGCAACAGCCTTCCGCCGCACGCACCGGCGCGCAAGCCTACTTCAACGCCCTCAACGCTGGCGACGATGCCCGCACGCGGTACGTCCGCGTGATGGACGCTTGCCTGAAAAGCAAGGGCTGGCGTCTGCGCTTCGACTGACCCGGTTTTCTCTCGCGCCGCAAGCGCTCGAAAATAAAGTTAGGCGCACCTATTGACAAAGGGATAAGGAGCGCCTAATCTCGCCTCCATGCACTGCTCACGCACGGAGGCCCAGATGACCGACACCACCACCGCAGCCCGCCCGGCGCACACGCCGCGGTTCGGCCTGCCATCGACCTGCCACGCCTATCCGTGGGCCCTCGTGCGCCGCGGCGGCCAGGTCGACGGCCAGCGTGCCCGCACCCGGCTGGCCTACCTGACCGGCACCTACGTCCCGCGCGGCGCCACGAAGGCCGAGGCGATGACCGGCTTTTTCGTTCGCATCGATCGGCGCGGGCAAGTGTGGCGCGCGACGAAAGGCATGGTCCGGATCGGCTGGGGCGACGTCGTGCAGTCATGGCGCCGTCAACCCAGCGCCGATCAGATCACGCGCGCTCGGCGCGCCGGCGACCGCGCAACCGGGAGCGCGTCATGAGCGCCGCCCTCGCCCGCTACGCCAACGCCGGCCAGCCCATCGGCCACGCCGGCCCGGACGCGCCGATCCACGCCGACGAGCGGATCGCGCTGGCGGACCTGCCGAGGCTCGCCGAGTCGCCGCAGGCCGCCGCCGACGGGTTCCGCGCCGCCATGCTCCAGCGCGACCGCGAGCAGCTGGCCCGCACGAACCGCCTGCTGCGCGAGTCCCTCGCCGACGTGCTCAAGCTCGCCGGCCGGGCCGCGCGCACGCCGGCCGACGACGCGGTGATCGAGCGCGCGACCCGCGTGCTCAAGTTGGGAGCGCTGCTGTGAACGGATACGCCGCCACCCAAGCCGCCGTCGATTACCGTCGGGATCGCGTCAAGCGTCGCCTCGACGACCGCGACGCGGCTGAAGCCGCCCGCGAGCAGCGCATCGTCGCGCAGGTCGACCTGATGGCCGGCCGCGCCCACGACGACCCGGCGTACAGCGCATGCCTCGTCGACGACGCCGAAATCGACCTGCGCGACCTGCGCGTGCGACTGCACGGCGAGTCGATGACATGGCAGCGCGCCGTGCTCGATGTCCTGCACATGGGCGCGCGCCGCGACGACCCGGAGGCGATCGCCGTCGCCTGCGAGGCGCTGCGCACCGAGCTGCGCGAGGCGATCCGGTCGGATGCCGGGGTCTACGGCATGGCCGCGACCGCGGTGGCACTCGGGGAGGACGAGCTGTGAGGCCCGCCTACCTTCGCCGCGAGTCCCCGATGATGCGCACGCTTCGCCAGGCCGACTACGACGCGCACCAGATGCGCCCGCTCGACGCGCTCGCCATGTGCATCGGCTACGGGCTGCTGCTCTCGATGTGCGTGGCCGGGCTCATCAGCTTGTTCGACTGGCTGCAGGGCAACCCGCAGACGGTCCTGCCGCAGATCGCGGCGCTCATTGCGAGGATGGACTGACCATGAAACCCGCCATTACCTACCGCGAAGCCCGCGTCATCCGCAGCGCCCGCGAGGTCGCCGAGCAGTGCGACGTGGCCCGCGCCCGGCGCACCGAGCCGGACGAACCGCTGCACTCGCAGCCGCTGGCCGACGCGATCAAGCGCTGGGCCGGGCGCGTGCTCAAGCCCAACCCGATGCCCGGCCGGTAGCCGGGCCGCAACCAGGAGAACGCACGATGAGTGCCGTCTTGAAGGCCGTCCAGCCGGCCACCGAAACGCTGGAGTCCCTCGTGGACAAGTGGGTCATCGAGAAGCGCGCCGAGGAGGAGGCTGCGAAGCGCCGCGTGGCGATCGAGGAGGCGATCATCGCCCGCACCGGCGAGCGCGACGAGGGTGCGCAGACGCACGAGCTCGCCGACGGCCGCAAGCTCACCGTGACCGCCAAGATCACCCGGACCGTGGACGAGGCGTTGTGGCGCCAGGTGGAGTCCCAGGTGCCCGCCGAACTGCGCCCGGTCCAGTGGGTGCAGAGCGCCAAACTCGACACCAAGGGCCTGCACTGGCTCATCGAGAACCGCCCCGAGGTCTACGCGGTCGTCGCCCGCGCGCTCACCGCGAAGAAGGCGAAGTCGTCCATCAGCGTGAAGGCGGTGTGACATGGCCAAGCGCGTGCGCCCTGATCTCTCTGGCCAGGCGTTCCATCGCTTGACGGTGGTCGCCGAAGCTGCGCGCGGTAGCAAGCACGAAGCGCAGTGGTCGTGCGTGTGCGAATGCGGCGCCGTGTCGATCGTCGGGACGCATGCGCTTCGCGCGGGGAAGCAGAAGTCGTGCGGCTGCCTCAAGCGGGAGCAAACCGCCGATTTCAACCGGCGCACTAAGACGAGCAACGCGCGTGAGCGCTTCGAGAAGCGCTACGTCGTCGAGGAATCCACCGGGTGCTGGATCTGGACAGGCGCCAAGGACGGAAAGGGTTACGGCGTCATGCACGTCGATGGTCGGCAGCAAAAGATGCACCGCTTCTCGTTCGAGCTGGCGAACGGCCAGATCCCAGAGGGCGATGGATACCACGGGATGTGCGTCTGCCACCGATGCGACAACCCGGCATGCGTGAATCCCTCGCACCTGTTTCTTGGCGCGATGGCCGACAACGTGGCCGACATGATGGCGAAGGGTCGCCATCGCACTAGGTGGGACATGAAACCCGCCGCAACGAAGGATGAACAGCAATGGCAGTGAAGCTCATCAACAGCCGGGACGCGGCGCGCGTCAACGGTGTGAAGATCCTCGTGTACGGGCAGGCTGGCGCGGGCAAGACACGCCTGTGCGCCACGGCGCCGAACCCGGTAATCATCAGCGCAGAGTCCGGCCTGCTGTCCCTGCGCGAGTTCGACCTCCCGGTGATCGAAGTCTCGACGATCGCCGACGTTCACGAGGCGTACAAGTTCTTGGCCGAGTCCGAAGAGGGGAGCCAGTTCGCGTCCGTCTGCCTGGATTCGATCAGCGAGATCGCCGAGGTGGTGCTCGCGGCCGAGAAGAAGGCGACTCGTGACCCGCGCCAGGCTTACGGCGCCCTGCAGGAGCAGATGGCCGAGCTGCTGCGGGCGTTCCGTGACCTGCCTGGGCGCAACGTCTACATGAGCGCGAAGATCGAACGGTCGAAGGACGAGACGACCGGCGCGATGCTCTATGCGCCATCGATGCCGGGCCAGCGCCTAGGTCAATCGCTTCCGTACCTCTTCGACGAAGTGTTCGCGCTTCGCGTCGAGAAAGACACCGAGGGGCGGCCAACGCGGTGGCTTCAAACGCAAGCTGATTTTCAGTACGCCGCTAAGGATCGCTCCGGCGCGCTCGATGCATTCGAGGCGCCGGACCTTGGCGCCGTCATCAACAAGATCACCCAACCCGCGGCCGAACCGGCCGCCGAAACCGAAGGAGCCTGACCATGGCCGAACTGTCTTTCGACGCCACCCAAGTCCAACCCCAGCAGGAATTCGACCTGCTGCCGGCCGGCAAGTATCTCGCGCAGGTGATCGACTCGGAGGTCGTGCCGACGAAGGCCGGCACCGGGCAGATTCTCAAGCTCACCTTCGAGATCATGGACGGCGAGCACGCGAACCGGCGCCTGTGGGCCCGGCTGAACATCGTCAACGAGAACGCCCAGGCGCAGCAGATCGGCCTGGCGCAGCTCTCGGCGCTGTGCCACGCGGTGGGTGTCACTAAGCTCACCGACTCGCTCGAGCTGCACGAGAAGCCGGTGCTGGTGACGGTCAAGGTCCGCAAGGCCAAGCCCGGCGATACCTACGGGGACTCGAACGACGTGACCGGGTTCGCCGCGGTCACGGCGGCCGGCGCTCCCGCGAAGCCCGCCGCGTCCAAGCCGGCCGCGACGACCCCGCCGTGGGCGAAGGCCAAGGCGGCCTGACGTGGCCGTCCTGCCTGACCCAATGCACCAGACGGTCACCGCGATCTTCGCCGCCTACGAGCGGCGGCGCGGTGGCCCGAGGGCGCACCTGGGCGCCAGCCAGATCGGTGAGGACTGCGCGCGCAAGCTATGGCTGTCCTTCCGATGGGCTGCCGTCGAGCGTATGCCGGGGCGCGTGCTGCGCCTGCTCGAGACCGGCCAGCGCGAGGAGGATCGACTGATCGCCGACCTCCGCGCCATCGGCGTGCAGATTGAGGACCGCGACGAGGCCGGCAACCAGTGGCGCGTCGCCGCCCACGGCGGGCATTTCGCAGGGTCGATGGACGCGGCAGGCGTCGGATTTCCGGAGGCGCCGCGCACCTGGCACGTCGTCGAGTTCAAGACCTCGAACGCGAAAGCGTTCAAGGAACTGCAAAAGGACGGCGTGCGCAAGGTCAAGCCGATGCACTTCGCCCAGATGCAGATTTACATGCACTTGACCGGCATGGAGCGCGCCGCATACCTGGTGGTGAACAAGGATACTGACGACCTGTATTTCGAGCGCGTTGAGCATGACGAGTCAGAGGCTCAGCGGCTATTGAAGCGCGCCGAGAGCGTGATCTTCGCAGCCGAGCCGCCGTCGAAGATTTCCGAAGATCCTGCGTGGTGGGCGTGCAAGTTCTGCCCGTTTCACGCGATCTGCCACGGGACGGCCGCGCCCGCCGTGTCGTGTCGAACCTGCGCGCACGCGACGCCCATGCCCGACGGCGGCTGGCGGTGCGAGCGGCACGGGTACGACCTGGCGCTGGACGACCAGCACGCGGCCTGCCCGGACCATCGGTTCATCCCGAGCTTGCTCGCCCAGTTCGCCGAGGTCGTCGACTCCGACGGGGATTCGGTTCGGTACCGGAACACGCTCACGGGCCGCGAGTTCACGAACGGCCCAGCCCCCGGGTACCTGTCGACCGAGATCCACGCGGCTGATGACAAGCGCGCGCTGGGCGATCCAGTCACCGACGCCCTGCGGGCCGAGTTCGACGGGCACGTGGTGACCATGAGCGGACTGCGATGAGCGCGAACCCGATGAGCACGCTTCGCGACGACCTGGCGCCGGTGTACGGGCCCGGGTCGAGTGCCGAGAGCGCTGGGCCGTCGATCGCCCAGATGATGCAGGCCGGCGCCCCCGCGAACTCGATCACCAAGGCGCAATGGCGGGCGACACGCGATGCGCTTGTCTCGATGGTTGCCCGCTACGACCAGATGGCGCCGGGCTGCCGCACCTGCCTGTTCCTGGACGCTGGCGGCTGGTGCGCGAAGTTCGAGGCGGTCCCGCCGGCCGGATTCGACGGCTCGGATTGCGACACCTGGGCATGGGATGGAGTGCCGCTATGACGTGGATCTTGATCTTGATCTTGCAAACCAGCACCGGCTACGCCATCGACCGCATCGAAGCGCCGTCGGCCGCCGCCTGCGAGCAGATGCGCGTGCAGTACGTGCGGGATCGGCGGGTCGTGGCTGCGCGGTGCGAGGTGCGCCGGCCGGGCAGCGATCACAGCGCGATTCCGTCGCTCGCTGGCGGGAAGCTTATCAGGAGGTCGGCATGAACCGCTACGCCGCCGCGCTGCTGATCGCGCTCATCGTCGCCGGGGTGCTCGCGTGACTCTGCGCGTTGTGCCAGTGCTCCACAAGACAGCCAACGAGTTTGTGCGGCGCCTGCACAGGCACCACGGGCCAACGCCCGGAACGATCATCTGTGCCGGTGTTGCTGACGACGAACGACTCTGCGGCGTTGCGATTGCTGGCCGTCCTGTCGCGCCGGCATTTCAAGACGGCCGGACCATCGAGATCAATCGAGTTTGTACGGACGGCACGCCTAACGCGTGCTCGATGCTCTATAGCGCAGTCCGCAAAGCAGCGCGCGCACTCGGGTACGAACGGATCATTACCTACACGTTGCCAGAGGAAGGCGGCGCCAGCTTGCGCGCTGCCGGGTTCGTGTTCGATGGCGAAGCTGGCGGCCCTGCGCGCCTCTGGCACAACAGGCCAAACCGGAAGGTGCAGCCGGTCGGCGAGGACATGGTAGGAGGGAAATGGCGATGGGTAGCGTGATGCGAGTCGTAATCGTGCTCATCGTCGCCGGCCTGGTGGCATGCGGCTCTGCGTCCGACGACCCGGCGCAGGCGAACGTGGTCGAGAAACCGGCGCAGGTAGCGCCGAGCAAGGAGTGACGATGGACATTGGGCCACTGACCATATGCGAGCGGATGCACAGCAACGGCACGCCAACGGGTTCTTTTCTGATTGCCGCGCTGCACTGGCCGTGGTCGCTGACTTGGCGATGGATAGTCGTGAAAGCGCCGTGGTACGCACCGCCGGGCAAGCAGGGTTTCAGTTTCAGGCGCACACATCGCGGCTTCAATTTTCATGCCTGCTTCAACACCCGTTTGACTGGGCATTGGTCGGCGCAGACCCAACCGAACATGAAGCGGGCGCAGATAGCGCCGCAGGAGAAATGACGATGACCAACGAAGTTGCAACCGTGCAGTCGTTCCAGGAGCGCGTCGGCTCGATGATCCGATCGCAGATCGGCGAGCTGATGACGAACGAGGAGATCAAGGCCCTCGTCGATAAGGCGATGCACGAAGCGTTTTTCGAGAAGCGTGTGGTCAAGGTGGGGCAGTGGGGGGATACCAAGACGGAGCCACCCTATGCCATCGAACTCGTGACCGATCTGCTGCGCGAAGAAGTCAAGACGGCGGCGGTGGCCTGGCTTAAGGAGAACCCCGAGGCGGTGCAGGAAGCGATCAAGGATGCGATCGGCAAGGGCATGATGGACATGCTCACGACCGCGCTCAACGGTTACTTCTGGAATGCCTTCGAGGGGTTCCGCAACGAGCTGCGCAACAAAGGCATCGCGATATGACCCCCGACGAACTCCGCGCGCTGGCCGATGCGCTATGGGTAGCGATGTCCTTTCATGCGCCCGACAGCGACGCCCGCAACGCCCTGTTGCTGGCGAGCGTCTACCTGCGCGCACAGGCCGATGCGCAGCCGGTGGCGGCCGTGCCCGTAATACAGGAGCGTGGTCCGTGGCTGGCAGGGCGAGACAAGCAACAAGCGTGGAAGCAACAAGTGTGGATCGAGTCGGACGACTTCACGCACGACGTGCGCCTTGACGTTACCGGCGACTTCGAGAGCGACGGCCACAAATTCGCCTACGCGCAGGAAATCGCTCGCCGACTGAACGCTGCGCCAGCCGCACCGCAGGCCGAGCAGCCTATCGACCTCGATGCGGTCGCCATGCAGCAAATGCGACAGGCGGCGGCAGAGTCAACGTGGATGCCGAGTGAGTACACCAGCAACGACTGGATCGCCGACGTTTGTAGGTGGCTGCGCGATGGCCCGCCAGCGGCCGCACCGCCGGCCGAGCCAGACGACCCGCACATGATCGTGGCAGAGGATCGCTTTCCAGACGTGCCGGCCGAACGATGGAAACCTTGTCCTCAGTGTGGCGAGGACTTTGACCGAGAGTGCCCGATCTGCGACGGACTCGGCAGGGTGCTTGCGACTGACGGTGAGCAGGCCGAGCCGAAGCGCGAGCCGTTGACATATGAGCAGCTTGTATCTGCCTGCTATACCTACCGCCACGACTTCGGGTTGCTCGACCCGGACGAGCAGGAACTCGTGATTGAAGAAGCGGGGCGGTGGGCCAAGGCGTTTGGAATCGGAGGCAGCGATGAGCACCAATGACGGCGGACCTGCATTCCCGCATGACGGGCAGCAGAATTATACGGGCGGCATGACCCTGCGCGACTACTTCGCAGCGCGGGCGATGCAATCGATTTTGCTCGCGGCAATGCGAGTCGCTGGCTCAGAGAGCAGAGTGGACTTTGCAGCGGTCGCAGCCGCGGCCTACCGGATGGCTGCGGAGATGCTCAGGCAAGGGAGGCGGCATGACTGACGCACAAGACGCGCTCGCCCAGGTGCGCGAGGCGCTTGAGGCAGGGCCGACGCCGGGGGAGTGGGTTTGTTATGACGACAGTAGCGACGGCAAAACGAACCGGATCGAGATTGCCGCTATCGGCAAGACCGTGGCGCGCATTTACCGCAGCGTGCAAGAACAAGATTTGCCTAACGCCCGCCTCATCGCCGCCTGCTCGCCAGCCAACATGTCCGCCATCCTCGCGCACGTCGAGGCGCAGGCGTTCGAGAACGCGCAGCTACGCGAAATGCTCGCGCGCCTGTATGCCGGCTCCGACCTCTACTGCGATGACGGCGAGCTACAGGACGCCCGCGCCGAGCCGTTCATCGACTTCAAGCGGGATTCGGTCGCCGACATTCGGTGCGCGATGATAGAACGAGGAGAACAGCGATGAGCGACCTTCAATACGCACTCGACCGCATGAGCACTGCGCTTGACGCGTCGCGGCTCAGTGGCGCGACCGCCGACGAGGACGCGCGCTGCATGTCGATTATCCGCGCGCACGTCGAGGCGCAGGAGGCGGAGGTCGCGAGGCTGCGGGCCGCTCTAAAGACGTGCGTGTGGGCATTGCGCCAACCTCTCGATGGGTGGAAAGGAGAATGTGAGCGCAAAGCACTGGACAAAGCGCGCGACGCACTCAAGGAACAGCGATGAGCGACCTGATCGAACGACTGCGCGACAAGAAACGCCTTCGCGCCGCGCACGGATTGACAGGGTGGGTGCTGGCGGACGAATCACTACACACCGAAGCCGCCGACGAAATCGAGCGCCTGACCGCCGCGCTCCAGCACGAGGCTGATTGTGTCGAGGCGGCGAAGGCGGAAATCGAGCGCCTGACCGCCGCGCTGCAATACGAGCAGCACCGCGCCGGCCGGCAAGGCACGCACGGCGAGGGTTGCGCAGATTGGGGGCCGGCGCACTATGAATGTGCGATCCGCGAGCGTGACGACCTCAAGCACGACATCGCCGAGTACATCGGGATCACCGGCGCGCAGGCGCAGGAGATTTCGACGCTGACCACCGAGCGCGACGACCTGCGCGACGTGCTCTTGCGAAGTGGCTTCGTGCCGTGCGACGTCCCGGCCTGCAACTGCGGATCGTGGCATCACCGCTATGGGCTACCAGAGCGAATGAGGGACATCGAGGACACGCTATCCGAAGCCGGCCACGAGCTATCGAACGCGAACGGCCATCTGCCCATCAACGCGCTCAAGGCGCTTGTTGCAGAGCGCGACGAACGGCGCCGGCAGCTTGCCGAGGCCGAGCGGGATGCGGTGCGGTATCGGTGGCTGCGAAATGAGGCCAACACGGCTCGCAAGTGCGACCCGATGGTCTGCATCTATCCGCTGGACGAGCAAGACCTCATCGACGGCGATCGACTCGATATCGCCATCGACGCGGCACTGGAACTCACCCGGCCGGCGGAGGAAGCATGAGGCGCGCGATCTACTGGCTGCTGATGCTCGTGTCCGGGCTGTGCGTGCTGCCGGCGCTGGTCGGCTTTGCTGATGCGTGGGCGTGGCTGATGCTCGGGCACACGTTCAGCGGCATTCCGTGGGATGAGGAAAGCGGCGTGCGACCGCTGCTCGCGTGGGTTCTGCTACTCGCGGGCGTAGCGTGTCTCATCGGGACGCCATTCGCGGAGGGATCATGATCGAGACCATCGAATGGGTCGCGTGCGCCGAGCGGCTGCAGCGTGGCTGACCTGCTGACGATCGCCGAGACGGCCGAGCGGCTGCGCGTGTCGGCCCGCACGGTCGAGCGCGAAATCGCCGCCGGCCGGCTGGCGTGCGTGCGCATCCGCTCCCGGCGTCTGGTTGATCCGGCCGACTTGGCGGCGTACATTGCCGAGTCCCGGAGGATCGAATGCCCGTCAGGAAGCATGGACGACGCTGGCAGGTCCGCGTCAGCGTCGGCGGTGGTCGCCGCATTGAGCGCACTTTGCCCGTCGGAGCCACCCGCGCGGACGCACTCGCGCTCGAAACTGCGCTCCGGCGCCGCCAGATCGAAATTGCGTCTGGTCAGCAACCCTCGCGCCTGATCGACGAGGCGCTGACCCAGTGGGTCGAAGCGTCGGCCCGCCACCTCAAGAGCTACCAGAGCGACTTGCGCTACCGAATCGACGTGCTGCGCGGGTACACGTCCGGCCGCATCCTCGACGACCTCCCGGACGTGGCCGAAGCGGTCAAGACCGAGGGCATGAAAGCCGGCCTCGCCCCGGCCAGCATCAACCGCTACCTGTCGATCCTGCGCCGGATCGGCAATCTGGCCGTGCGGTGGGGCTGGACCGACAAGCCGATCGGCAAGCGGGTCGAGCTACTGACCGGCGAGCGGCGCCGCGACGTGTACCTGACGCCGGCCCAGGTGCGGGCACTTGCTCGAGCGGCGGGCGGCGAGGCGGGCGACGCGATCCTGATGGCCGCGCTGACCGGCCTGCGCCGGTCGGAACTGCTGCGCCTGACCCCCGACATGATCCGGGACAAGACGATCCTGCTCGACAGCGCCACCAAGTCGGGCAAGCCCCGCGCCGTGCCGCTATCCCCGGAAGCCGCCAGGATCGCGCGCAGACGGCTTCCGTGGTCGCTGACGCCCAAGACCCTGCGCCGGGCGTTCGAGGCCGCCAGAGAGGCCACAGGCCAGCCTGGGGTGCGGTTCCACGACCTGCGCCACGCATTCGGCTCGTGGCTGGCCTCGGCCGGCGCACCGCTGACGACCGTGCGCGACCTGATGGGCCACTCGTCGCTGGCGGTCACGAGCCGGTACGCGCATGTGGCGGCGCCGCATCTGCGCGAGGCGATCGACCGGCTTCCGCGGGTAAGTCATGGGACAGCGCGGAAGGCCCGGAAAGCCGGCTGACTGGCCGTTTTCCCCTATGGTGCCGGAGGCGGGAATCGAACCCGCACGCCCTTTCGGGCACCGGATTTTGAGTCCGGCGCGTCTACCAGTTCCACCACTCCGGCGGGAGATGTCGGGCTCGGCCCCAAGGCGGATCCGCATTAT